TGGGTTCACTATCCCTTCTATATTTTAATCTGCACATAGCTATAGCCACTGCAATATTTGTCATAACTGACCAGTTTGGATTACTTTCATCCAACCCCATTTTAACTAATTTATCCATAAGAGGTTGTCTGTAGTATAGGTAATTCTCAATCACATCATTAATAGTGTCTGGTTCTAACTGAAAATATGAAATAGCAGGACCACCCATTTGTGCTAATGCTCTGTATCCTGACTCAGCCATTCCAGTTCTATATACTAAATCACAAGCCTCTTCACTATGCATATTTAAATCAGTAAGGACTACATTAATTATTGGTTTTACATCTTTCATTTAAATGACTTTCTTGCTTTCTTTTGATTTTTATTGAAGTCCTCTTTATGCTCTTTTGCTTTAGATCTGGTAATATGTTTATCTTTAATCATAAATCTTAGATATTTCAAAAACTTAGCTTTATCTTCTTTACTATAAACCTTTCTTGCAGATTCATTAAGCATATTATATACAATATTTCTAGCCTTATATTCACTCTTAGAACTTCTTAGTTTTGCCCTTAAAAATGGAACATTAGCTAATTCTAATTCTTCACCACTAATTACAGATTTTCCAGACTGTAGAGTATTAGCTAAAAATCTTGCTGTACCACCACCAAAAGTATCTATTATATGATCTAATGTTTCAGGGCTTACATCTATTGGTCCTTTTTCTAATTTTAATATTTCAAGAGGGAGAGGAGCATCTTTTGTTGCTTTCCTTATTGCTTTAGCTGTGGCAACTGACATTGGTCTTGCTGATTTAAAGTATAGTTCAGCATCAGGTTTTTTAGGTGAAAATTGAGGTTGTTCTGGCATAATTGGTCCACCATGCCAGGCTTTATTTTCAGTTATTTGAACAATTGGATCTGCAACAGTTGGTAATAAAAATTGACTAAAACTTCCACCACTTAAAGGAATGAATCCATCAACTACAGATTTAAATATTCTAGATATTCCTTCTGTAATATCTGTATCACCAAACATAACTTCTTCAGCAATTCCACCTATGTTTTTAAATGTACCCCATCCATAAGGAACTCTCATTGTTACTGATTTACCATTTGGTAATAATACAATCCAATTACCATCTTTAATTATATCATCTGTCTGATCCCACTCATCATCATCTATTGCTCTGTTTATAAATGATGAAAGAAATCCTAATGATACTAATCCACCTGCAATAGCTTTAACTCTTTTATGTTTAAATGCATCATATATTCTTGCTGAACCCTGTATTCCTGCATTAGCAAATAACCAAAGAGAATTTATAAATGATCCTAATTCACCTTTTTTATTAAAGTTTACAGTAAGGTTTTTAGCAACTGATGCTGATTGTTTTTCAGTCATCCCTGCATCTAACATTGCTTTATATGTGCTAAGTCTTACAGCAGATTCTACTACATCATTTACATCCTCAACAAATTGCCCAACTGCTTTAACTTGTTTTACACCAGACTTTCCAGATAACTTAATTTTCCTTTCAAGCTGTTTAACTTTCTGCTCTAATGTTAGGTTATCAAACCAACCCATTTTTCCACCAACAGCCTTGAAATTATCATATAGTTCTGACCATTCATTAGGATCTTTTTTTCTATTGGACTTCCAAATACCTTTCATAGCACTTGGAATATTTTTCATTACTTGACCTGTTATCTTAGAACTCTGCTCACCTGATAAAACAATACCTGCTGATTGAACATCTCTTTCAAAATTTGTTATTAAAAACTCTGGATTGTAATAAGTATTAACTGCTCTAAAATATGAATTAGCTTGTTGTAGGATTGGAATACCTGCACCTGCTCCTAAGTTTTTAAGTCCACTTAATAATGCAGGATCTTTAATAACTATCTTTTTAATCTTACCATCTACTCTAACTATAAAATCATAGATACCAACTTGTTCTGGATCCATAAGTTCTATTTCACCTTCTTGATTATATCTAGGTTTATATTTTAATCCACTAGCTTTCCAATAGTTGTCATTTGGGTTCTCTAAGACTAAATTATATAGGGCTTGTCCAACCTTATTTTTTTCAACTCTTATGATAGATGTTCTGGAATCTACAAGTGAATTTACATATGGATTTTTAGCTCTGGATTCTCTACCATAGGCTCTTTTAATATCCTTGCCTTGTGTACTAAATCCTTTACCTGTACCACCAAATATTTCTTGAGTATCTATACCTTTAAGTGGAACATAATTATCATATGTATTTACAAGTGTTTCATATACTTCTTCAGTGATCATTTCACCATCAAGTAATGCTTGAAGGTTTTTATCTATAACATTAGTTTTAAACTCTTTAGCAAGTTTCTTTATAGTTTTATCACCTTTGTATTTCTTGATGATATTTTCTGCTTCAATATCTGACATACCACTTGGTGATGAATCCTCATCCCATCTTTCAGGGAACTCATTTCTTAGTTTTTCATTTCTTTCTGGAGCATGAAGTGCATATAAATAATCACCAAAATCTACCATGTTATAATTGTCTACAATTCTCTTGGTTAGATCATCTTCATACTCTTCAAATACTCTAAGTTTTTCTGATGCTCTACCTATAAACATTTCAGCCTCTAAGTATGCATCCATTTCTTCAGGGACTTCACCTATAATGGTTTGAACTTTTTTAAGTCTATTTAATTTGTCTACTACTTTTCTACCCATTAACTCTGAATAAGTCTCACCAATTTCAAATGGCATTTCTTCTACAGATTTTAACTGGAAGGATTCTTGCCCCATCATAACAGACTCTTTCATGTCTGGTGTTATTCTGGCTGATAGTTGTTTAGAAGTGTATTTTATTGTTCCATCTTCAATATACTTTTCTGCACTTCTTTTTATGTCATTAAAAACATCTTTAATTATTTCTTCATGATTTTCTTCCCATGTTATTCCCTCTTTGTTTATTGCAATATCACCTGAAAATTTTTCATCAATTTCAAAATCAAGTTCATACAATTTCATATGAAGTTTTTTATCTAAAGTGCTATGGACTATAAAGTATTCTCTATCTTCATCATAAATTATTCTATAAGCATTTTTTTTATCTCCAATTGAAATGCTTATACCATCATAAGCTAATGTATCAGGAGCTTTAGAGCTTTCAGTTAAAAACATTTCTAAATTCCTAAAACTATCTACACCTTTAATTGGACCATCTTCAGTGCCTACACTAAGAAGTCCTTTATTTCCCATATTTAGTTCAAGAACTTCTACCTTACTATCCCACTTGTTTTTTCTAAAGTATTTCTTTAATATGTTAGGGATTTTTTGATTATAAAAGACCTTCATGCCCTTTTCATCATTAACAAGGTTTATTCCAGATAAAATATAAGCATCACTTTTAGACTCAATTCCATAATCTTTCCATAAAAAACTAGAACTTTTTTTATTACCCTCTTTATTTACAATTCTTTGAGCAACTGTTTTACCTACATTATCTTCAAGTTCTTTTTCTGTAAAATATTTATTTAATACTTCTCTACCTTTTAAGTCATATGCTTTTACAGAATATCTACCCTTGTCTTTTGGAGGTATATATACAATTCTATCTATGTGCTGAGATAAGTCATATCTTTGAGATTGTTGCTCACCTGTTGTCCAGGATACTTTATCAAATCCATTTTCTGCACCATATCTAAGCATTCTTTTAAGAGAAAACTTTAACCATTCATTACCTTTATATGGAGCATCAGGTAAGCCATATCTATCAATATTTTTTATTGCTTGTTCTTTTAATTCTTTTAATATTGCCTTTTCACCTTGACCTACATCTTTAACTTGTATACCACCTATTTCATTACCATCTCTATACATATGATACCAAGTTTCAGTATTAGGATAAATATTATGCTCTACTGACTTTACTTTCCAACCTTCTGGTATTTCTTTACTTTTTGCATACCCTTCTTTTTTACCAGTTTGATGCCAGTCTGATTGGATCTCATCAATAAATAATACTTTGTTACCCTCAGTATCATATCTAGTGTTGAATCTAACCATAGCTAATCTGTTTATGTCTAACTTGGGATCACCATATGAATGACCTGATGGGACTGTATAAGCAGAGCCATTATCTTCATTTAATACTTGTAGTGCTGTTTCTATTGCTTCTTCTGGAGTATCACCTCTAAACTCACCATTTCTTTCACCATTTCTTACATAGTAAACTGGTTTAGTTTCTGTAATGAAATAATTTTCACCATCTTTTCCAATTTTAAAACTAATTTCTCTTTCAGGAATACCTACAATTTCAGAATACTCTACAACAAATTGTGTCTTTAGCTCTTCTGCTTGTTCTTTAGTTAAATTTCTAGAGGTAATTATTTCACCCTCATCCTCTTTTTCTACTTTATATCCTTCAGGGAGTTCTGTGAGTTTTGTTTTGGGTTTAGGGTTGAATGTAAGTACAAGTTCTCTTTGGTCTTTTTTGTCACCTTCTAAAGTCCATTGAGTGAATTTGACCAATCTATTATATGCTTGAAAAGTAGAATGATCCCCCATCATAGTTTCAGTAACAGTTACTTCATTCTTGTTAAGGAAGTCTAAGAGTTCTTCTTTAGATACTTTACCTTTTTTATCAGATAGCCATTCTCTAAGACCTAGCCATTTGATTTCATCATCTTTTACTTGTTGGTTTTTAAGGTATGGTAGTATACCTTGTACTTGTTTAGATTTTCCAAATCTGGGGTTCTCTACTGCTTTAGTTGCAGGAGAGTAGAAGGGTTTTAGTTGGTAGGTTTCACTATCTTCTTTTTGGTCTGCTTTTCTAGACTTTGTAGCTCTTCTTTTAGGGCTTTTATCACTGATTCCTTGTTCTTGGGATCCAGTAATCCCTGTTTTCTGAGTTTCTTGAGATTCTCTAACACTTTTGGATGTGGTAGGTTCATAATATCCTTTATCCTTTGCTCTTTGTATTGCAACATCAGCATAATTCATACCCTGTGGTATGGTTACATCATTCTTAATATACAGCTCTTTTTCATAATACCAAAGCAATGCTTGTATCTGATCTACTTCTAAATTTGTTCCTAATTGCTTATTGAGTTTATTAGCCATCTGATTAATAGCATCATCCATTAATGATCTTTCAACATTACCTCTAGGTGTTTCTTGGAGTTTTCCATCTTTATCAAATGGAGTACCCATCCATCTATTCCATGTTCTAGACCACCATAAATCATAGACTGCTTCACTATGAAGACCATTTAAGTTTAAAAAGTACCTGCCAATCTTTGGTCCAAGAGCCATTCCACCATAATATTGTTTTGGTTTCTTTTTACCAATTAAGATATGACCACCTAATTTTCTACCAGTCAATTCATCAAATACTTCTTTTATCTCATAGCCATTATGTGAATTTAATAACCAATCAACAGCACCCTGCTTACCATACTTCTCTATAAGTTTTTCAATAAAAATAGTATTGTTAGATATTCCACCCCTTCTTGTTGCTATTTCTTTACCATCTTTATTTCTTGTAAGTAATAGTGTAGATTTCTCTGAAGTAGATAGTCCATATCTTAATTTTCCATCTTTAACAAAATCTTTCATTGCTTCAATAGCTTGGTGATAATTAGGATCTAATTTTGTACCCAAACTTGTACTTGCAAGTATACCTTTAAATATTACTTCATCATTTGGATCTTGAAGTTCTGGAATTTCTTTTGATGCTATATTAATAGTTTCATCTACAGCACCTCTATACCAATCTGTAGCACCATCTATATCAAAGTTGGGATCACTAATTACTTCTAATAACTCTGTAAGCCCTCTTCTAACAGCAGTTGAAACTTTTCTATTTTCTGATATTTTCCTTCTATTTGCAAGTCTTTTAGCAACTACAGGGACTAATTGAAAAGACTCATCAGTATCTCTTTTGTCTTTAATGGTTATCTTGTCATATACTGGATGTATTTTACCTGTAGTTGGGACTGAAACATTTGGGTTCCCAGTTTTTTCAATAAGATGTTTTTTAACTTCTGCTTGTTCTTCTTGAGTTAATTTTGTGCTTCCAGGATAATGTATTTGACCTACTACATTACTAAATTCTAATATACCATTTGCTGTAGGTCTAAGAGTTGGGTTCCCTTTTTCTGGATATGTGTTTAATGATAATGGGACATCATAGCTAGATTCTAAAGTGTAAAAGTGATCTTTGCCTTGATGAACTGCAATTACAGGACCTTGATTGTTTTTTGCAGGATTATTTTCTACAGGGTTTTGACCTTGCCAATCTTTTGGAACATCTCCAGTTAGCCATGTATATAATTTACCTCTTGTAAGATTTGTCCTTACAATTGGTCCACTTTCTTTTGTTGTAGGATCAGTTTCTACATCATCAATTGAAAACTTTGGAAACTTACCACTTACATTTATACTTCCTTGATTGTAACTTGCACCTGTTTTGTAAGGCTTCTTAGTTATAGGATCTACATATACACCACCCTTTACTGGCTCTAATCCCATATTATCCATTTGACTTTCAGGAATTGGTCTTACTGGTCTTACTTCAAAAGAATCATCAGTCTTCTGTGTAACTTTACCACTTATTTGACCTCTTGAGCCTCTCTTGTATAGGTCTAAGACACTTTTATCTACTTGGCCTGTGATTCTTTGGTATAACTCTTTTAGCTTTTCAAATACCCTTGTAGGTAAGGACTTATCCCATTGTTTGGTTTCAAAGAAATAGTTAACACCTTCTTTTTCATAGAGTTCTTGGTTGCTTAAATCACCATCATATTGTTCATAGTATTTATCCCATGTTGCTTTATCTTTAGCTGACATAGTTTTATAGAAATGTCCTAAAAATTCTTCTACAACTGTGGATTCATCTGACTTCTTATATATACCTACAAGAACTTTTCTAACACCATCAAAGGTTTGAAATCTTGTTGTACCTGCAATATCTGCTACCTCTGTGTCATCACTTAATCCAAACTCACTAAACTTCTTACCTGCCTTCTCAAGTTCTTCTTTGGTTATTTGTTTAGCAATATCATTTATTTCAAGTACAGAAGTCTCTGCATATTTCTTTGGATCCTGAGATACAAAGTGTTCTGCTAACATGGCTTGTTCTTGGGTTATTTTATTTGCCTTTTTAGCCCTCTGTATTTCTTGCCATGCTTGATTGTTAAATAACTTAGTATCAAGTTTTCTTCTTGCTACTTTTTCAGATTTTAATGATTGTTTTCTAACAGCACCCTTAATAGCCATTGGAACTGAGAGGGCAGTAACTTCTACAGCTAATTGCTCTACACTTGGTAATTCATATTCAAAGTTTGGATCATCAATTCCTAACTCAAATGCTAGTCCCCTAAGTGCTTCACCAACTCTTTCTTCACCAACCTCCTCTAATAGACCATCATAGCTACCATATTTAGTTATCCAATTATCAAATTTCTTTGACTGCTTTGTTTGTTTTGCAACTCCTTTTAATACACCAAGTTTAACCAATCCATTTTTTGCAGGTTTAGTAATAAACTTTTTAAGCAAACCACCAGTATCCTCAGAAACAAATTCTATATATGAATCTACAATTGATTGAGTTTCTAAATCATCTGTATTAATGTCTTCTATCTGATCACCAGAAAGCCATTGGTTCATAACTCTTTTCTTAGTGCCTACTTCTGCTTTATCTCCACCAACTCCTGGTAAACCAAATGTACCTACAGTTGCTTTAGTTGCAACCTCTGCTGTTTTTTCTAATCCTTTTAATGCTGTTTTTCTTGCAGTAGTTTTAGTAGCTGATTGGGCTATTTTTTTCTTGAATCCATCAGTTAAAATTTTACCTAAAAACTTAGTAGCACCTTTTTCACCTGCTTCAAAGATTACTTTACCTACACCAATTTCACCCATAAATGATGGTAGCATTTTAACTACATCAAATACCTGTGCCATGAAAGTAGGCTCTTGTTCAGATTTGTTTATAAACTCATATAATAAAGTCTGCTCATCATTTGAAATCTGCTCATCATTATCAACCTTATTAGCTATAACCATTAATGCACCTAAGTGCTTTGCTTCCATAGCATCACCAATAAATGGTAATATTTGTTGAGGTCTTTGAAATAAATCAACTACAGAATCAGCAAAATCATACTTATTCTTTTCTTGAAATATCTCATTAAATTCTTCTTTTCTTTCCTCTGTTTCATACTGCCATAAAGGTTGGTCTTTACTAATAGGAGTAGTAACAGTTGGGTTCATTATTTGTGTATCAGGTGTAGCTACTTGTTCTTCAGTAGGCTTGGTTAAAATCTTTTGTACTTCAGATTGCTGTGGTACATATTGCATGGGTTCTACAGATGTAGTCCATCCCTGATCCTGGAGTTCTTTATTTTTAAGGTAGTTAGGATCACCACTTTGACCAAAAGTAAACTGTTGTGGTTCATCAGTTAATACATCTTTATACTCAGGGTATTTCTTTAATAAACCATCTATTAAAATATCATCAGGTGTATTGTTGTATTCTGGGTATTTATTTCTTAATGATGTAGCTAATTGATTTCTATTCATTAATTATTCCTAATGGATCTTTTGGTGCAGAATTAAATTGATTTTTTAACTTGGCAATTCTCATGTTATTTTCTTCTATATTTTTAAGAAAATGATTAGCTACTTTTTGTTTTGCTGTATATGGTTGAGATTTGGTACCATATTTAGGATCTTCAGTTAAATCTTTTTTATATTTACTTAATTGTTCCTCATCCATATCCTCCATATCTGGAGCCATTAACTCTTCATCAAAACCATAAATATTTATTAGCTTATTTTTAATAACTTTATTTGCATCTTCATATTCTCTAATTTGATCAAATACCTGTTGCTCATTTGGCTTGTCTTTTTTTTTAGTTAGACCTTTTAAAGCACTTGGAACCATATGTTTAAAATTTGATCCTGATTGAGATATAGTTATAGAATCCATAACAGCATTTTGTAATTCTGGAGACATTGGTTTGTTGTGTTTCTTTTCATATTGCCTGTATACTTCATTTAGCATAGCATTAAACTCAATATCTTTCTGAGTTGGCTCATATACTTCTTCACTTTTTGTTGAATCTTTATATGCCTCTTTTTTCTTCCATAATTCAAGACTTAATGAATCTTTTTGAGCTTGTTCTCTAGGGTTAAATGTGGATTTATTAGTTTTAGACTCTCTATATTTTTCTCTAATTAATTTTTGCCAATCAGCCATTAAAAAATCCTCTTTCCTGTTTCTGGATTAAATACTGCACCTATATGCTTTATAAAATCAAGAGCTTGTTCATCTGTTAATGATTCTAAAAACAATTTTGCTGTTTCATCTGGCATATCAATTAAACTCTGCTTTGTCATACCATCAAATGGGGATTTATCACCCATAACTGCACTTGCTCCAGATCCTAAAGCACTCATTAAACCACCTGCTAACTGTCTTCTGTTCTCTGCTTTTTTCATTGCAATGTTTCTAAGTCTGTCAGATTCAGTAAGTAAGTATTTATCATATTCACTCTCAGCAGATTTCTTTGTAGCCTCATTTCTCATAGCTATCTCTCTGGAAGATTCTGCTATAGATTTCATAGTATCAACATCAGTTTTTCTTCTAAGTTCTTGAGCTACTATACTGTTGTCTAAGCCACTTTTAACAATATTCCCTTGTACATTCTGTTTAGCAAATTCTCCTGCCTGATAGGCTTGATTAGCCACTTGATTTGTCAACTTAGGGACATCCAAAGCACCTTTGGTTCTTCTCTTGTTTAACCTTTCAAGATATTTTTTCTCTTGATCAGTTTTTTGACTTGCTTGGTTAAGAGCAGACTTATTATTGTAATAATTATATAATGATGTACCTGCCTTTGTAAGAGCAGGGATTGCCATTGCTATTGCAGGAATTGACATTGAACCTCCCTCCAGTACACTGTGGAACCATATTTATTGTATTCTCTATATTGATCTTGTTTAGGTTTAGATGGTCCTAAAGAATCTTTAGGTATCTTAACCAACATTCTACCCTTAACCTCTGTAGGTAAAGGCTCACCTATATAGATTTGCTGAGTTGTAGACTTCTTTTTTGACTTCATGAACTAAATCTCTTTCTGCATCTTCATTTTTAATTTCATTTATTGAGTTCTCAAACATTATCATATGTTTGTCATGTAG